GTATAATCTAGCTTGTGGACACTGTGTAAGCCATTGCAATACCGTATGGTATGAGCCAATGCAGTAGTGGTTGAAGCAAGAATCCCCCTGCTTTAGCTGTGGGGAGTGTCAAAAGGCATACAGTAAAAGCACACATAGAAACATAGCCCTATACATCCTATAAGCCCAGTATATACAAGGCTTCGGAGTTTTTTTAAAGTTCGGACTCTTTTGGACTATTAAGTGTGGTAATATGGTAATGGGCGCAGACCGGATGCAGCACCATATATACAGGCCCATAACAGACCCCATACCCTAAGCCTATATACCTGCCCATACAGCAGGGCACAGTATAGGCTTATTATATTGCATACATATAAGCGCAGCACAGGGCAGCGTGTGTACCATGCACACATGCCAGGCGTAGCACAGGGCAAGGCAGGCGTCACAGCATGGGCAGGGCAGACAACCACAACGCAGGACATGGCACAGGACGCAGGCACAGCACAGGACAGGCAGGGCATGGGCAGACACCAAGCCAAGGAAGGCAGGGGCTTACCATACCACACCCAAACGGCATAAGCAGAAGCGTAAGGCGGCAGGGCAGGCCCTTAAATGCGCCGTATGGCAGGCCTACCCTGGCAAACTATAGAAGGTACTTTTAGGTCATTATGGGGCCTGCGGGGCGTGGAAGGGGCCGCCTTTTTGGCGGTAAAACCAAAAAATTTTTTTGCTTTTCGTTACACAGGACATAAAAGGAAAGGGGAAACGGACTATGGAACTGGTAAAAACCCCCGGAAGGCCGGGTGGTTGTGATGGCTGACAAAGGAAAGACTTTGGTCGGAACCCCGGAGCTTGCGAAGCTGTTTGGGCTATCTGACAGGCGCATCCAGCAGCTGACAGCAGATGGGACGATTAGTGCAGAGGTCGTTACGGTAAATGGCCATAAAGTGAGACGCTACGACCTTTTTCCGACCGTCCACAGCTACATTGCCAGCCTTCAGGATAAACTAAAAGCAAAAGGCAGCCGGACGGACAGGGAGATAGAACTCCGGCAGCAGAAGCTGGAGGCAGAAATCGCCTTAAAGGAAAGCCAGGGGGAGCTTCACCGTCTGAAAACGGCGATTGCCGCAGGGAAATATATTGACGTTGATGAGGTGGCGTTAGACTACCAGAAGTTTTTTGCCGCCTTTAAACGCTTTGCCTTAAGCATACCCTCCAAGCTTGTGGGCATGGTAAGCGACAGCATAGAGCCGTTGGAAGCCCGGCGCGTTGAAAAGGAAATGAACGCGGAAGTAAGGCGCATGCTCCGGGCTTTTATCGTTGCCGGGCATACGCAAGAACCGGGGGAGAAAAAGCCAGGGAAGGGCCATGCAAAAACCTAAGCAGCTACGCATAAGGAGGCACGAATGCAGGCCGTACCAGAAAGCCGCGCTTGAATACTTAAATCCCCCGGAAGACATGAAGGTATCCGAGTGGGCGGAACGGTACAGGATGCTTGACAGCAAGACCAGCGCAGAGCCGGGGCCGTGGAACAACAGCCGGACCCCGTACCTGGTGGAGGTTATGGACGAGCTTTTAAACTACGAAACGGAAGAAATAATCTTCTGCAAGTGTACGCAGGTGGGCGGGACGGAAGCGGAGCTTAATATGTTGGGCTACGCCGCCCAACAAGACCCGTCACCCATAGAGGTGGTATACCCTACGGAAACCCTGGCAAACAGCGTATCGGAAAAAAGGATAAAGCCCATGATTGAGAGCACGCCGACGCTCTACCGGAAGTACGATAAGAACAGCGGCAACCTTGAGCTTGACTTTGACGATATGTTCATAAAACTTGTCTGGAGCAACAGCCCTTCCGGGCTTGCCTCCTTCGCCATGAAGTACCTTTTTTTAGACGAGGTCGACAAGTACCCAGGGGCCAGCAAGAAAGAGGCGGACCCCATAAGCCTTGCAAAGGAGCGTACAAAGACTTTCCGGAACAGCAAGGTCTATATGACCAGCACCCCGACCGTAAGGACGAACCACATCTGGAAGGCCAAGGAAGGGGCGGACGTGGAAAAACACTACTTTGTGCCCTGCCCGCATTGCGGGGAATATATAGAGCTTTGCTTTGACAGCCTTAAGTGGCCTGGCAAGGATAAGGACCTTGTGGACGCTTACGGCGAGGATGCCGTAAAGGAGAGGCTGGGGACGTTTGAGCCGACGGACGGTTCGGAGGGCTTAAGTGATGCCGACCGGGCGGAGTTTGCCTTTTATGTCTGCCAGGAATGTGGGTGCGTCATAAGCGACACCCAGAAGCGGCAGGCAGTAAAGAGGGGGCACTGGGAGGCCGTAAGGCAGACAACCCGTTTTGTAAAGAAGGTCTGTTTCTGGATCAACACGCTTTACAGCCCCTTCGTCCGGTTTTCCGAAATTGCGAAGGAATTTATGGAAAGCAAGACTGACCCTGAAAAGCTGCAGAACTTTGTAAACAGCTGGCTTGCAGAACCGTGGGAGGACACTAGGCTAAAGACCAATGCGGAGCTTGTCTTGGAAAGGCAGACGGAACTTCCGGAATTTACCGTCCCAAACTGGGCGAAACTTTTAACTGGCGGGGTAGATGTCCAGCAGAACTGCCTGTACTGGACGATACGGGCATGGGGCGACTTCCTTACCAGCCAAAATATTGCACATGGGCAGGCGTATTCCTTTAAGGATATTGAGGACGTGATGAACCTACAGTATATGACGGAAGATGGGCGGCCCATGATTGTTAACCTTTGCCTAGTCGATTCAGGATATGATGCAGATAACGTATACGATTTTTGCGCATATAATTCAGACTGGGCACTCCCCTGCAAGGGATCCGGCAACCCAATGAGAAGCCATTTCCTGATAAGCACTGTCAATAAAGACTATTCCAAGGCATACGGCATGAACCTCATCATCGTTGACGGCGGCAAGTACAAGGACATGATTGCAGGAAGGATGCATAAGCCAAACGGGCGGGGGAGCTGGATGGTCTATAAGGGCTGCGATCTTGAATATGCCGAGCAGGTCACGGCAGAGCATAAAATCAATGTAAAGACCGGAAACGGCAAAGAGCGGCTGGAATGGGTACCAAAACACAGCCATGTACAAAACCATCTTTTAGACTGTGAAGTATATGCCATGGCAGCCGCAGATACGCTGGGGCTTCGGGGGCTTTACCTGCAGAATACGGAGGGACCGCAGGAACCGGAAAAAACAGGGCAATATGCCCCGGAGGAAGAGTGGATAAAAGAAAATGAAGATTGGGTATAAAGACACATGACTTGCTAAAACCCTAAATAAATTTTAAGAAAAGGCTATTCCAATGCGGGGTGGCTTTTTTGTTTGGAGGATTTTAAGATGGCACTTACGGCTCAGGAACTTTTAGAGCAGGTAGACCAGGCTATTTTCAACATTACGGTAGGCGGGCAAAGTTACAGGATAGGTTCCCGGCAGCTTGACCGGGCAAACCTTGACGACCTATACAAGATTAAGAACAACCTTGAGGCGCAGTTATCCGGAAGTACGCCCGGGCTTTTGGATAACTGTTATGTTGGCTTTTTTGAAGGGCGTTAGTTAGGAGGGTGGATGTGAATTGGCTAGATAACATAATTGGGTTCATCTCACCTGCTGCCGGGGTGCGCCGCGAGGCATGGCGCCAGAACCTGGAGGAAATGCGGCATTACGATGCGGGGGATTATGGGCGCATGAATGCAAACTGGATTGCTTATAACCAGAGCGCAGAGCAAACCGACCGCTACAGCCGGGACACCGTAAGGGCGAGGGCACGTGACTTAGAGCGGAACAGCGACATTATAAATTCTGTCATCGGGGCATTCCGGCGTAACATTGTAGGCCACGGCTATACGCTCCGGGCAAGGACCGGCAGCGAGGCGCTGAATAAGCAGATAGAGGAAACCTGGACGGAATGGTGCAGACGGAAAAACTGTGACGTCACCGAGACACAGAGCTTCAACCAGATGCTTAGGATGGCGGTACGCCGGAAAAAGGTAGACGGCGGGATCCTCTTTAAGAAGTGCTATACCAGCGGCGGCATCCTCCCCTTCAAGCTACAGGCACTTGAGGTTGACGAATTGGACACCGGAAGGGCGGCACCGAAAAACCCGAAGCACCGACTTATTGGGGGCATTGAATTTGACAGGCACAACAAACCTGTGGGTTATTGGATAAGGCAGTACGGCACGGACGGCTTTGGGCAGACCGAACCCGTATACGTCCCGGCAAAGGATATCATATTTTACTTCACAAAAGACCGCCCATCCCAGGTACGGGAGATGTCCGACCTTGCCCCGACCATCACCAGGGTAAGGGACGCCAACGAGTTTATGACGGCGGTAAGCGTAAAGGAGCGGATAGCCGCCTGCCTTGCCGTTTTCGTAAAGAAGATCGTACCCACAGCCGGGAACTTTGCCAGGGGCATGGGAGGGAATGACGGGCGTTCCCGCGAGGACTATGAGGGGAAAAAGATAAGCCCCGGCATGATAAAGGAGCTTAACGCAGGGGATGAAATCCAGGTCGTAAACCCGGCCGGGCAGGCCACCGATGCCGCAAGCTATATCAAGCTGCAGCAGCGGCTTATAGGCGCCGGGCAGGGCTTAAGCTATGAGGCGACCAGCAGGGACATGAGCCAGAGCAACTATTCAAGCGCAAGGCAGGGGATCATTGAGGACGGCCAGACCTACATAGAGGACATAGAGCTGCTTAAGGAAGTAGTAATGGATGAGGTATACGAAACCTTCATCATTTCCGGCGTCCTTTCCGGCCTGTTCCATATCCCCGGCTTTTGGGAAGACAAGCGGAAGTATTTAAAGCATGAGTGGGTGGCAGCACCGAAACCGTGGATTGACCCGGCAAAGGAGGCAACCGCCACGAAAATCGCACTGCAGACCGGACAGAAGACCTACCAGCAGGTCGCGGCGGAAAACGGCAAAGACTGGAAAGACCAGATAGATGAGACCGTCGCTGTTTTAGAATACGCCAGAAAGAAAGGCATTGAGATGGGGGGTGTTGTTTTTGACAGGACCGAAACAGAGCTTACCCCTGCGGACAAAAAACAGGGGCCGGAACCGGGCGCAGTGCCCGGACAGCCTACGGACCAGGGCGGGGGAAACCAGCCCCAAGGGCAGCAGCCAGCAAAAGACAGTGGGGGACAGCAGGAAGGGAAACCAGGTAAGGGCGTTTAGTTCGGCAACGATCCGGGCTATGGAGGGGGAAGGGAATGAACGGAAGTTCATCCTTTCGTTTTCCTCGGAAGAGCCTTACGAGCGGTACTGGGGCAGGGAGATATTAGACCACAACCCGGCGGCCGTTGACCTTACCAGGCTAAACACAATAGGGGTGCTCCTGTTTAACCATAACCGGGACAAGGTCATAGGAAAAATCAACCACGCATGGGTTGAGAACCAGAGGGGCATGGCGGAGGTTGAATTTGACGACGACGCAGAGAGCGAAGTCATTTACCAAAAAGTAAAGGGCGGGACCCTTAAGGGCGTTTCCACCGGATACCGGATCGGGGTGACTGAGGAAGTCATGCCAAATAAGGTATCCACGGACGGAAGGTTTACAGGCCCCTGCGACGTCGCAAGGCAATGGATGCCCTACGAGATAAGCATAGTAAGCGTCCCGGCAGACGCCACTGTGGGGGTTGGCAGGAAACTGAGGGAGGAAAGCCCACAGCAACCGGATACCTTAACCTTATTTGAGGCACAGCTCCAAATAAATAAAAATAAAAAGTAGGAGGTACACAGACAATGACACTGAAACAAAAACGGGAGGCCGCCATACTAAAGCAGCAGGCCATTGTAAACGCCGCCAAGGCAGACGGCAACCGTGCTCTGACGGCGGAAGAACAGGCAGAGTTTAACAGCTACCAACGCGAGATTGAGCAGATAGACGCCGAGATTGAGGCGCAGGAAAGGGGGCTTACAGGAGGAACCGGGGCTACGGCAGCATCCCCAGCACAGACAGCGGCACCGCAGGCAGGCCAGCAGCCGCCCACATCCCCAGCACAGATGCCCGCACCGCAGACAGCACCTACAGAGGGACAGCGGGACGGGGCAGAGGCGGAACATAACCGTGTAATGGAGATCATGGCACTTTGCCGGGACTTTGACGTAGACCCGACGGAATACATCAGGGACGGCCACAGCATTGACCAGGTACGCACTGCCATCCTTGACGGCATGAGGCAGACCGGAAGCCCGGTAGGCGTACAGGTCACCAGGGACGAAGGGGACACTTTCAGACAGAGGGCAACCGACGCCCTTATGCTTCGCGCAGGCGTACCCGTAGCCACTCCGGCAGACGGAGCGAATGAGCTTAGGGCCATGAGCCTCCGCGACCTTGCCATTGAGTGTTTGAGCCGGGACGGGCGGGACACCATGCAGCTTTTAAGGATGCAGCCCGACGATATGTACGGCGAGCTTTGCCGCCAGTTCTACAACCCTACGGCGGCCTTCCCGGCAATCCTTGACAACACGATCAGAAAGAGCATTGTGCAGCTTTACAACGCAGTGCCCACCACCTTCCAGGCATGGACCACAAAGGGCAGCTTAAAGGACTTCAAGACCACGGCGGACCACGAATACGTGATCGGCGGGATGGGCGACTTCCTCCTGGTTCCCGAAAACGGCGAGCTTAAGCCTATGATCCCAAAAACGGAACTGCTGCCGAACCGCAAGCTGGACACCTACGGCCGGACATTCAGCATGACCCGCCAGGCGTTCATTAACGACGATATCGGCTTTTTAACCGAGGTTCCGGGGCTTTACGCAGCGGCGGCAAAGAAAACCATTGATAAGCAGGTTTACAGCTTGCTTTATAACAACGGCGCGATCTTTGACGGCGTAAACCTTTTCCATAAGAACCACGGGAACCTGGCAGCCAAAGGCTCCAAGCCTTCCCAGGCTTCCATCCAGGCTATTATTCTGCAGATGCAGCGCCAGAAAGACCAGTTCGGGGAAGCGATTTACATTACGCCGCAGCACATTATTGTGCCTGTAGGTTATGAGTTTGACCTTGCGGTCATTCTTCACAGCGCCCAGGTAGTAGGCAGCAACAACAACGACATTAACCCGCTGTACAACTACCCGATCAACACTATCCAGACCCCGGTACTTAACGCCCTTGCGGGGGAGAACGCCGTGCCGTGGTTCATGGTTGCGAACACCGCCAGCGCGAAGCATATCCAGGTGGACTATTTAAACGGGCAGGAGACCCCAACCGTAAGGCGCATGGAAACGCCGGGCGTTTTGGGCTTCCAGTGGGACATTTACCTTGACTGGGGAATCGCCGTAAGGGACTTCCGCGGCATTGCAAAGAACCCCGGGGAAAAGATTACAGCAGAATAAAAGGAGGACAGGGCCATGAGTAAAGCCGCATATTGGCAGAGGGGGGAAACCCTCGACTATAAAAACGCCACGGACGCAAAGATCGAGGCGAATACAATTATTTCCTTCGGCGGGCATATCGGCGTAGCCGGGACGGATATCCTTCCCGGCGAAGTAGGCTCGCTGCACGTTACGGGCGTTTTTGAGATGCCCAAGACAGGGACCGGGGCCATTGAGATGGGGACGGACGTATATTTTGACGGGAATGGGATTACAGACACCAAGGGCGAAGGAGCCACCCCGGCAGGGTACGCGGCACAGGCAGCCGCCGCGGCCGATACCGTTATCTTAGTAAGGCTGGGCTGATGAAGCAGCTTATGGCCGTTTCCCCCATACTTTTTGAAAGCGTAAATTATGAGCCGGGCGACGAGCTGCCGACACATAACGCCGGGCTTGTAGGGATATGGACTAAAAACGGGACGGCAATATGGAAGGACACGGAGGAGCCAAAGAAACCAGGAGTGAAGGCGAGGCAGACGACCGCCCCCGCAGGGCTTCCCGGTGATGCCTACCCATCCGCCGGCCCAGGGCAGGACTTAGTGGGGAAGCCGCCATCCAAGAAAACGAGGGGAGCGCAGCCGGAGCCGACCAAGGGAAGGAAGAAAAGCAGTGCGTAAACGGCCGACTTTTAAAGAGCTTCTGAGGCAGGACGTAAAGACGGTATTCCTTAATCCGGCAGAATTTGGAGAGGAACACACGGTCAACGGAAAGAAGATGCTTATCATGATTGACGATAACGAGCTTACAGAGAGGGAGAAGCGGATGAAAAGCAATATGGACGGCATATACAAGAAGCAGACGCTTGTATTTGTCAGTGCCTTAGACTTCGGGCCGCTTCCGGGAGTAGGCGAGCCCGTCATTATAGACGGCGCAACCTTTACCGTTGCCGACAGCCTAAACGAGGGCGGCGTGTATTCCTTGCATTTGGAGGCGAATAAGAGTTGATAGAAATAAGCTACGACCGGAATATGTTAGCGCAGGTTGAGCGGAAGCTGGGGCGGATGAAAAGCGAAGCCCCGAAAGCACTTAAAAACGCCCTTAACCAGACAGCCAAGCAGGCAAGGAAGGAGCTGGCGACCGAGGCGCAGAAAACCTATACCGTAAAAACCGGGCGTTTCAATAAAGCCATGAAAATTAAAAACGCCACCCCGGCAAGGCTGGAGGCGACCATAAAGGCAACGGGCAGGGTCATGGGGCTTAAGGATTACAAGGTAAGCCCGGCGACCATGCGGACCGGGGCAAGCCGTCCGGACGTAGTGAAAGCGAAGGTACTTAAGGCGGGCGGAATGAAGCCCCTGGAGAAGGGAGGGCTTAAGGCTTTCGTTACAAAGTTTTCCAGCGGCCATGTAGCAGTAGCACAACGCCGGGGAGCGGCGAGGCTGCCTATTAAGACCTTTTCCGCCAACTCCATCCCGGTCATGCTGGGGAACGAAAAGCGGGTATACGGCATAGTAAAGCCGCATATTAAAGACAACCTTAAGCAGAACGTAAATGCACAGGTAAGGAAGATTTTGGGAGGATAAGCATGGTCGCAGCATTTTTGCAGAGTGAGCTGGCGGATGAGCTTAAGAAGATTTTTTCAGATTTTCGGCTAAAAAACCCGCAGGGCGAAAAAAGCAGCATAAATATTTTTGAGCAGCTTCTCCCCATGCCGGAGCCGTTGAGCCAGGAGGACATCCCCCCGGAGCTTTTGGAAAACGGTCTGGCAGACGGACAGACCGCCCCGGATCCGTACCCTTATATCCTTGTACGGATTGCGGACGGCGAGATCGAGGACGAGAACAGCGCCCAGAAAGTAAACCTTACCCTGCTTATAGGCATATACGAGCCGGATTTTGACAAGCAGGGACATAAGGACATTTTAAACATAATAGCCAAGATTTATGAGAGGTTCGCAAAGTTCCCGGTACTTAACGGAAAGTATACGGTACAGTACCCCATTTTGTGGACGTTGCAGGACGAAGAATCCTACCCCTTTTATTTTGGGGGCGTAAACCTGACTTTTGAGATTGCGGCAATCAGAAGGGAGGACCCATATTCATGAGCGAAGCAAAGAAAACAGCCGGAAAAGCGAAAGCAGAACCGGCCAAGCAGGCGGCGGAAGCTATGGTTTATATTGGCCCGGACATTCCCGGGGCGAAGCAGTATACCGTATATAACGCCGGACTGCCGGATGCCCTTAAGGATAAGATTAAGGGGCGTCCGTTTTTTAATTCCCTCGTCGTCCCGGTTACGGGGCTGGCAAAGGCAAACGCAGAGCTGGCAAAGGAGGGGAGCGCATTAAGCATCCTTTACCGGAAAGCCAGCAAAAAATAAAGAAAAGGAGGGATAAAGGATGGCTTACAATCACGGCGTAAGAATCTTAGAAAACCCTACAAGCCTTACGGCCCCTATTCTCGGTACGGCGGCTTTCCAGGTAGTAGTAGGCGTTTCCCCGGTCAATTTGGCGGAAAACCCTTACGACTCTACCAACGTAGTGAAGCTCGCTTACAGTTTCCCGGAAGCAAGCGCAGCGGTAGGGTATTCTAACAATTTGAAAGATTACAACCTAAACCAGAGCATAAGCGCAACCTTTAAAAAGTTTGCAGTCGCGCCGATCGCATTGATCAACGTCCTGGACCCAAAAAGGCATAAGGACGCAATCCCGAAGACGGACTGCCCGGTAGACGCCATGCAGGCGACCGTAAGCATTGAAGGTATCCTGCTTGACACCCTTGTGGTGGAGAACGGGGAAACCACGCTGCAGGCGGACGTGGATTATATTACAGGCTTTGACGACGACGGCCATGCCGTCATCACGCTTTTAGAATCCGGGGCCGGAAAGGAAGCGGCATCCCTAAGTGTTTCTGGGGACAGGATTGACCCGTCCAAGGTAACAGACGCAGACATTATCGGCGGCTATAACGTAAGCACCGGGAAGGAAAGCGGGCTGGAACTTATACGGCAGGTATACCCGCTTTTCGGGATGACGCCGGGGCTTTTAACCTCCCCGGGGTATTCCAAGGACCCGGCAGTCGCCTCCGTCATGGCGGCAAAATGCCTTAAGATTAACGGGTGTTTCACCTGCGAGTGCATCGCGGACTTAGACAGCACCCCGGACGGGGCGACGAAGTATACGGACGTAAAGGCCGTAAAGGAAAAGTCCGGCTTTGTAAGTGGGCATTTGGAGCCCGTATGGCCAAAGGTAAGGGTCGGGGACGAGGTATATTACTACAGCGCCATCTATTCAGCCTTAATTGCCTCTGTTGACGCTGGCAACGACGACGTGCCGAACCTCTCAGCCAGCAACAAGGCCCTCCCGATTACGGGGCTTTGCCTTGACGACGGTAAGGACAGCGAAATTGTGATAGACCAGGAGCAGGCGAACCTGGTAAACAGCTTTGGGGTAGTTACGGCGCTTAATTTTAACGGCTTCCGTTCCTGGGGAAACAATAGTGCAGCTTATCCCATGACGACGGATCCGAAGGACCGCTGGTTCTGCTGCCGCCGCTTCTTTAGCTGGTGGGGGAACAGCTTTATTTTAAGCTACTTCCAGAAGGTGGACGACCCGACGGACGCCCGGCTCATTGAGGCGATCTGTGACGCAGAGAACATCCGGGGCAATTCCCTTGCAGCCCAGGGCAAGTGCGCGGGCGCAAGGATTACCTACAGCGAGGACGAGAACCCGACCACAGACATTTTGAACGGGAAAATCCAGTTCCGCCAGTACCTGGCACCATACACCCCGGCAGAGGATATTTTAAATGTACTGGAGTTTGACCCAACAATGTTACAGGACGCATTAGGAGGTGAATAAAAATGTATAACATCCCTTCAAAAATCAATTCCTTTAACGTATATAAGGACGGCACGAAGTTAGTGGGCATTTCCGAAGAAGTGACGTTGCCGGACTTTGAGAGCCTTACGGAAACCTTAAGCGGCCCCGGGATTTTAGGGGAGGTTGACGACCCGACGCTGGGGCATTTCCAGAGCATGGAGATGGAAATCCCGTTCAGGACAATGGACAAAGACCTGTTCATCCTTTCCGACGACATTTCCAGCGTCACGGTCACCTTAAGGGGATCGATCCAGTATACCGTAAACGACACCGGGGCGACCGCATTCAGACCCATGCGGGTTGTGGTACGCGGGAAAAACAAGGGGATCACAGGCGGGAAGGCAAAGCAGGGGAGCGGGACCGCAAGCAGCATTAAGCTGGAGATTCTTTATATTTTGATTGAGATTGACGGCGTGACCGAGATCGAGCTTGACAAGCTTAACTTTGTTTACAAGGTACACGGCAAAGATTTATTGGAGAAAGTGAGGAAGATGTGCTAATGGAAAAGGATAAGGATTTAAACCAGGCGGCAGAGGCAGGGAAAAAGCAGGAAATGGAGGACAACCCTTTCCTGGTATTCTTCAGGAAACCCTTTACCTTCGAGGGCGTAAGCTATGAAAGCGTTGATTTGAGCGGGCTGGAATCCCTGACTGCGGCGGACATGATTGCAGTAAACAAAATCATTGAACGCGGCGGGACGGTAAACGTATTGCCGGAGTTGTCCCTAGAATATGCCTGCCTTATTTCATCCAGGGCTTCCGGGAAGCCCGTGGAGTTTTTTAAGGCACTCCCGCCAGAGGAGGCACTTAAGGTCAAGAACCGCGTGACAAGTTTTTTGTACGGCGGGGACTAAAGCCGACAGACGGCGCAAGTCTCCGGAAATTAACCATACACCTATCAATTATCCTGCGGACAGGTTTAGACGCATTGGAAAGCCTGCCCGTCTTTGAGCTGATAGAAATAGCGGGGGAGGTGGCGGAGATCTATGGCAGGCGGTAAGGAAATGGAAATCGCCATAAAAATAGCGGGCAAGGTCGAAAGTTCGTTTAATACAGCTATGAACAATGCTGTAAAGAATTTTTTAAAGTTTCAATTGGGCATAAAAGCCGCCGCCGCTGCTGCAAATGCCGTAAAAGATATAGGCGTGGCCGCCGTAAAAACCGGGATGGAGTTTGAAAAATCAATGAGCCAGGTTGCCGCCACAAAACTCTTAGACCTTGACACCGCAGACGGGCAGGCACAGTTCCAGGCCTTGGAGGATGCCGCAAGGCAGTGCGGCGCGACCACGGCATTCAGTGCGACCGAGGCGGCAGAATCCCTAAACAACCTTTCCATGGCCGGGTATGACACGGACGAGGCAATCGCCGCGCTCCCGACCACCTTAAACCTTGCCGGGGCCGGGGCGCTGGACCTTGCACAGTCCGCGTCGATCCTTACAGCGGGCATGGCATCACTGGGGATTGAACGGACAGAAGAGGAGTTTGGGCATTTTGCAGACATACTCGCAGTCACGGCAAGCAAGGCAAAAACAGACGTTGCGGGGATCGGCGAGGCAATCACCACAGTCGGGAAAACAGCCGCCGGGCTTAAGGGCGGCACGGAGGAGGTTGCGGCCGCGCTCGGGATCCTCGCGGATGTCGACCTTGTCGGGGCGGAAGGCGGGACGCACCTTAGGAACATGATTATGTCCCTACAAAACCCAAGGAATGCAAAAGCCGCCAGGATGTTTGACGACCTAGGCATTTCTGCATACGACAGCCAGGGCAAAATGCGTGGGCTGAATGAGATTTTTACAGACATTAACGCAAGCATGGAAGGCATGACGGACGAAAAAAAGAATAACGTGCTTGCCACCATCTTCAAGCAGACGGACGTTGCGGCGGCCAGCGCAATGCTTGAAAACTGCGGCAAGAGGTTTGATGAGCTGTATGGGGCCGCCTACCATTCCAGTGACGGGATGGGGGCGGCGGCAGAAATGTACCAAAAGCAGATGGACAACCTTGCAGGGGACATTGACATCCTAAAATCCAGCCTGTCCGACTTAGGCATCAGCTTTTACAAGGATGCCGGAGGCCCCCTAAGGGAAGTGACACAGGCGGCATCCGGGATGGTGACGCAATTAAACGAAGCCTACAAGTCAGGTGGCCTTTCAGCCATGCTTGTAGAAGTCGGGGACTGTGCGGCACTGGCAGTAAACGGCATTGCGGAGTATGCGCCAATGATTGTGGATGTAGGCGTTGGGCTAATCCAGAATTTAATAAGCGGCATCGCGAAAAACTCCGGCGGCATCGCATCCGCCGCAGGCGGAATCATTATGTCCTTTGCGGAAGGGTTACTTGTGTTTATCCCGCAAATTACCTATTTGGGGATTGACGTAATCACGCAGTTTGCCTGGGGCATTGCGTCGCAGACCCCGCAGCTTACAGCCAGTGCAGGACAGGCCATAGCAGGGTTTGTTGACGGCCTCATGCAGCGGGGGCCGGCCCTTGCGGAGGCGGCAATGGCACTGGTTCAGGCACTTGTAAATGGCATCGGCACGGCCGCACCGCAGGCCATTGCAGCCGCCGTACTGCTAGTCTCAGGGCTGGCGTCAGGCATCATACAGATGCTCCCTGTCCTTATCCAGTCGGGCATACAGCTGGTGGTAGCCCTCATCCAAGGGATAGGGGCAAACCTCGGGAATATTGTCCAGACGGCAGCCCAGCTTGTGGTTTCCTTTGTGGTAGGCCTAATCCAGGCGGTGCCGCAGGTAGTGGGCGGCGCGCTTCAGATAGTCGGCGCACTCCTTGGTGCCATCATGAACACCGACTGGGTTGAGGTGGGCATAAATATCATAAAAAGCATAATCGAAGGGATTGCCAGCATGGGCGGGAGCCTTTTGGATGCAATAAAGGGGCTCTTTACCTTCGGTGACGACATAGACATCTCTGCCGAGGGCAGGGCGGCGGCACAGAGCTATTCCGATGGGGTAAACAGCAGCGTGGCGGCAGCGCAGGATGCGTCATCCGGCCTTCCGCTGTTTGGCAGCATGGACACCAGCGGGGCAATGGCAGCAGGGGCACAGGCCGGGACGGCCTTCTCTACGGGTCTGACTAACAGCATGGCATCCGGGGGGCTTGACGCGGCAGCTTTTAACACAAACATGACAAACATAGGGACGGCGGGGGCTGCGGCATTAAACACAGGCCTTAACGCCGGGCTTTCCAAAGCCCCGGTAAACACAGGCGGCCTTTTGGATGCAGCGGCCTTTAACGCAGACATGACAAACATAGGGACCAATGGGGCTGCGGCATTAAACACTGGGCTTAATACCGGACTTTCAGGAACCCCGGTAAATACAGGCGGCATTTTAGACGCAGCGGCCTTTAACGCAGACATGACAGCCACGGGGACTGCCGGGGCGACAGCCCTTACAACAGGCCTTAATGCCGGGCTTTCCAAGACTGCCATAAACACCGGGGCGCTTTCGGCAGACACTTCCGGGCTTACCACGGCCATGACAGCCGCGGGGACTGCCGGAGCCACGGCCGTAGGCACGGGGATGGCCGGGAACAGCCAGGCAGTGACCCAGGCGGCAACAACACTGGGCAACAGCGTAAACACCGCCTTAGACAGCGGATGGAACAAGGCGAACGCAAACGCACAGGCGGCAATGCAGCGCCTTGCCGCGACCGTCACAAACGCAGCCCGCTCCGCAGCGGGTGCGGTAAAGGCGGCATTTGAGAACATGACCATAACGGTCCCGAAACCAAAGCTCCCTGTCATAAGTGTTTCAACAAGTTCCGTGTCCTACGGTGACGGCGGGAACGTAAGCGTGCCAAACTTCTCCGTAAGCTGGAACGCCTTAGGCGGCATCTTTGACCGGCCGACCATATTCAATACCCCGGCAGGGATGCAGGGCGTGGGGGAAAAAGGGCCGGAGGCAATCCTGCCCCTTGATACCCTATGGGCAAAAATGAAGGAGATTCTAAACGGGGCAACTGCCGTAAGCGGCGGGGATTCCATTATTGATGCCTTTATAGAGAAGCTAAAGGGAATCGGAACCGGAGGCGGCGGGAACACGCCGGAGCCTGCCGGAGCCGGGGGGCTTACGGTACAGTACAGCCCAGTGTATAACCTTTACGGGAGCGCAGGGAAGGACGAAATCGCAGAGGCGAACCGCATGAGCCAGGCAGAATTTAACAGGCTGATGAAACAATACGAGAGGGACCGGCAGAGACGGAGACTATAGGGGGCGGTACAGTTGGCAGAAACATATACCACGATACAGGGGGAGACCTGGGATGAAATAGCCTATAAGGTATACGGAAGCGAAGGGTACGCCACCCTCCTTATGGAAAGCAACTACCCCCTTTTGGACATTTTGGTCTTTTCGGCGGGGACCGTCCTTAATACGCCGGACATCCCCTGGTACGAGGACAGCGACGAGCTGCCCCCGTGGAGAACCGGGGACGGGGATGAGGATGAGGACGGGGACGAAGACCCTTACGACGATTACAGTGATGAGGACGAAGAGGGGGACGAATGAACAAAAACACACCCAGGCAGGCAGGCGTAAGCGTGACCTACCAAAAAAAAGTAAAACCCAAGAAGGACGGCAGGGTGAAAAAACGCCCCGCCGCCGTCATGGCGGAATATAACGAAGGCTTTACCTACACGGACCCGGCTTCCGGGGAATGCGACACCATAAGCATCACGTTGACCAACGTCGATTTGCGCTGGGCAAACAAATGGAGGCCTAAAAAGGGTGACAAGCTGACGGCAAGGATTGTAGAAAAAAGCTGGGACAGGGCAGGGAAAAAGAAAAAGTTCTACTGTGGGAAATTCTGCCTTGACGATTTAAGCTACACGGGCCCGGAGCTTACCTGCACGATTGGCGGGGTGTCCGTCCCGGAAAATAACGCCTTCAGGAGCACGGGCAGGAGCAAGACATGGAAGAGGGCGACGCTTAAGGAAGTGGCGGCAGGGATTGCCAAAAGGTACCACCTTAAGCTGCACTACATCGGGGGCACGGTAAGGCTGGGAACCATAGAGCAGAACAACGAGGCAGACAGCAGCTTCTTAACAAAGGTCTGCCAGGATTACGGCATGGCCATTAAGATTTACAGCGGGAAGATCGTCATTTACGACAAGGGGGAGTTTGAAGCCAGAAGGCCGGTAACCACCTTAAAAAGGGCAGACCTACAGGACTGGTCATACAACACGACCTTAGTCGGGACATACACGGGCGCCCGGATTAAGTACACCTCCGGCAAAAACGACAGGGAAATGAAGTGCGTAGTAGGCGGCGGGAAAAGAATACTCAACATCAACGAAAAAGTCGAAAGCCTGCAGGAAGCACGGCTAAAGGCCTGCGCAAAGGTAAACGCCGAAAACGAAAAGGCGGTGACCATGAGCGTGACCATCATGGCAAACAACCGGATCGCCGCCGGGAGTACCATAAAAATAAAGGGGCTTTACCATCTTTCCGGGAAATACTTTGTGGACAAGGTAACACACAACATAGGGCCGGACGAGGCATACACCATGAACTTGGAACTCCACAAGTGCCAGAAACGCATAGGCAGGACGGCCGCCAAGAAGGGACGCCAGGGACAGGAAAGGGAAACAGTTGCCCGGCCGGCAGCCGGCCAAGCATCCCAGTAGGGGACATGGCCACTGCAAACGGGACGGCCTATTGGGAAAGCATAGGGGGTAAAAAAATGAGCGACGGGGGAAACAGGATCGGAACCATAAGCAGCGCAGACCCGGAAACGGGGATGGCCAGCGTCATATTTGAGGACCGCGACGGCGAGGTCACGGAGTTACTGCCATACGCCACATTTAACGGGGAATACAGCCTACCACAGCCGGGGGCAAAAGTTATTGTCGCCCACCTAAGCAACGGCGGGGAAATGGGGGTCATCCTAGGGACCTACTGGAACGAACGCAACGCGGCGGGGAACCCCGGGACATTCCACAAGGCCCTAGGCGGTAAAGCCTATGTCAACTATAAAGACGGCGTGCTTACCATAGCGGCAGAGCACATAAGGTTCTGTGCGGCAGATGACGGTGAGGATTTTACAGCCGCCGACCTGATGGGGGAAATAAGGGGGATCAAAAAAGCCCTTGGAATCACATAGGAGGCGATGCAGGTCAACTACCCATCCCCTAAAGGGAATGGGCTTGTAACTGCCCAATCGTAGTAACGGCTTACGCCTCCGACCTTTAACCCCGATAGGTATTGCTACCTAAAGTGGCGTTACATTACAGGGTGGTTGACAGCACCCTTTACAAGAGAGATTTACTCACTTGTAACTACTAAGCGTAGTTTGATATTTGTATTAGGTACTAAGCTTCCCATGCAGTACAAATTCCGATACCTTCGTATATTTTACACAATGCTAGGATTTTGCATTGCAACCTCATATATACTTTTCAAAGAGCAAAGAGTGCCTTTGGTGCAGAATGCAATACACCTAACGGTTTTCTCTTGGCTAAAGTATAGCATAAGGGAGCATGGATAGCAACAAACAGAAAGGAGGACGGTTACTCCTCCCACCACCTAAAGGTAGTGGGAGGAGTAACCTAAATAATTTTATGAAAGGCGGCTGGCAATGGGCGGCACTTGGCGCAGGGCAGATAGCAGCGGCAACCGACTGGAAGAAGATATTGGGCATAGATGTGGGGCACCCTGCAGGCGCAGGACGGGGTTCCATAGGGCACATAGGGAAGACGGTCGTATTTGAGACCAGCGACAAAAAAATCCTTAATTTCACAAAGATGCAGCGGACCGTAACGGGCCGCTGGGCTTCCCACCCCCGCGTAGGCAAAAAGCCCAGAAAGCAGTTTTTAGGGCCGGATGCAGACCAGCTCACATTTACCATAACCCTAAACGCGGAACACGGCGTAAAGCCAAGGAAAACGGTAGGGAATATAGAGAAGCTGATCCGGACGGGGAAACCCCAGACCGTAGTCATCGGAAACAAGAAGGTCGGTTCCCATAAGTATGCCATAACAGAGATCAGCGAGAGCTGGGACACAATCTTAAACCGGGGCGAGGTCGTAAAGATTACCTGCGACATTACCCTGGAGGAGTATTTATAAAGGGAAGGGGATGGGCGGATGTTTAATGAACCGGAGGTATCAATTATAGGCTTTGACTACCTTAACGCAACACAGCTTGAGGAAATGCAGAGAAACCTTGGCCTGCTTTACGGCACAAGGGCCGGGACCTGCCCCGGGGACCGTAATTTCGGGCTGGATCAGGATTTTGAGAGCTGCCCGGCCAACGTGGCACAAAACCTATTTGCCCTGGAGGTCATAGAGAAAACGGAGACCTACGAGGACAGGGCGGAGGTCCTAAACATTGAATATACGCAGGCGGAGGACGGGAACCTGACCCCGAGGGTCATTATCGGGCCAAAGGACACAGAAGAAGCCGAAGATGCGGACACCGACGAGGAATCTGAGGAATAGGGGGTGGCAGGGATTGTCGGACATTCTGGACACAATAAATAACTTACCAGATATTTCTTTTATTGACGGCCTGACCTTGGAGGACATACAGGGCCAGATGTTAAGCGACTTCGTGGCAAAGTACCAGGAGGCCACCGGAAAGAAAATCAAGCTTTCCAAGTCGGACCCGAACCGCATTATCCTGTTAGGCTGCGCCCAGCTTATTTACCAGGGGCTGCAGAACATAGACAAGGCGGGCAGGATGAATTTCCTCAAATATGCCTACGGGGGCTATTTGGATAACATGGCGGCACTTAAGAAGGTGACAAGAACCCCGGCAAAGCCCGCCCAGGCCCCGGTCAGGTTCACGCTTTCCAAGGAAAGGGAGGCGGCTACCGGAATCCCACAGGGAACGAGGGTAACGGCGGCCTACGAGGTTTACTTTGCTACGGTTGAGTACGCGGAGATACCGCCAGGGGAAACGGAAATAACGGTCATGACGGAATGCACCGAAGCCGGAACCATAGGGAACGACTTTGCAGCCGGGGAGCTTACGACCCTCGTAGACCCCATAGGCTTTGTCTCCAAGGTTGAGAATACAGAGAAGAGTGCAGGCGGGACGGAGGTGGAATCTGACCAGAACATGGCGGAGAGGGTCTACCTAGCCCCTTCCAGCTATTCCACGGCCGGCCCGGACGACGCTTACGAATACTGGGTTAAGGACAGCAACCCATCAATAGGGGACGTAAAAATAACAAGCCCCACGCCGGGGGTGGTGGACATACGTTTTGTCATGGCTGATGGGACCGTCCCGGACGACACTGTCATAGCGGAAGTGGCGGAGGCGGTAAACCAAAAGGGAAAGCGCCCCCTTACGGACAATGTGCAGGTTAAGAAGCCGGAAGTGGAGGAATACGGGATAGACGTGACCTACTACATAAACACCAGCGACAGCAATGCGGCCATGGCCATCCAGGGACAGGCGGAAGCCGCCGTGGAGGGATACAGGCTCTGGCAGGCCTCCAAGGTAGGCCGGGACATAAACCCGGATGAACTCATATCCCGCCTTAACGACGCAGGGGCAAAACGGGCAGAAGTCCGTGAGCCGGCGTTCCGCGTCATAGGGGAAACGTCCAAAGCCCAATGCACGGGGGTAAAGATTGTATACGGGGGGCTTGAGGATGATTAGCTATTATGACGGGCAGTTAACGGACATCATGCCCGGAAACATTACCAAAAAGCCGGAAGTAAAGGCATTAAGTTACGCCCTCCAGCAGGCCTGCCGCCTTCTTTACCGATACAGCCAGAGGCTTTACATTTATACGGACCTAGACAGACAACCGGAGGAAATAACAGACCTTCTGGCCTCGGAACTCCGTACCCAGTATTACCGGGGTGCCCCGGACCTTGCCACAAAACAGCGGCTTGTAAAAAATACGCTTATGTGGCACATGTCCGCCGGGACCCCGGGGGCCATGCTGCAGCTCATGCAGGCGGTATTTGGCGGAGGGGAGGTGGAGGAATGGTTTGAGTATGGCGGGAAGCCGTACTGCTTCAGGGTCCTGGCAGGCGTAGACAGCGGGGCGGAAGCCGACATTGGGGAGTTTATCAGGCTGGCCAATTCCTGCAAGAGGCTTTCCGCGCACATGGATGCCCTCTGCTTTGTCATACTGCTGCCGGTCCCAATACACCACAGGAACATGGCCCGTGCCACCATCCGGCTCTGTCCACAGGCCTGCCATTACCCGGCCCATGTCACGGCAGGCACCATGGCCATTGTCAGGGTACGCCTTAAGGAAACGGCATCCGCCCAGGTGGCGCTTCCGGCCGTCTTTGGGTATGGGGCAGGCCTCCGGCCACGGATAGGGGTATATGGCCGCAAGAGGCTTAACATCTTAAGGCTTGACGGGACATGGAAGCTTGACGGGGGACGAAAGCTATATGCGTACTGTTATGGGGAGAGGGACTATTTCCCCGTAAAGGCCAGGGTTAAGACAAAGGCCAGGGCAATAACGGGCATACAGGCAGGCATGTGCACCCGTCCGGCTGTTTTTGCAGGCGTGGCACGCATCTGCCCTACAAGGGCGCATGCCAGCATATACGTACGGGGGCCCGGAAAAGGTGCGCACCCTGTAAAGGCAGGGGCATCATGCGGGGCAATGGCGGCACCGCAGTCAAAAAGCGCGCATGTAAAAATCATAAACCGCCTTGACGGGACGTGGAAGCTTGACGGGGGACGGAAGCTTGACGCGGGAACATATGGGCTATAAAGAGACTGAAAGGAGAATAGGCGACATGGCAGAAGTAACAGGGACACCAAAAAAGGCAGTGATGACAAAAGCAGGGAGGAGGAAGCTGTGCCGGGCACATGCCGGGGACGGCACGCTCCCGGCGATTGTTAGGATGGCCTTCGGGGACGGCGGGCTTGAGGAAGACGGGACAGAAAAGACACCATCCGGTGAGGAGGCATCACTATACCATGAGTTGGTGCAGAAAGAACTTGACGGGCATGGCTATACAGACAGTGGTGAGACAACGTGCAGGTACACGGCCACACTTGGCGTGGGGGAATGCACGGGGAAGTACATCTCGGAAATCGGGCTGTATGACGCAGAGGGCGACCTTGTCGCAATCCGTACCTTCCTTGCAATGGGGAAGACCGAGGACATACCGCTTGTATTTGACATGGATGAAATCTTTTAAGGACTGGGGGTGGAGGCATGGAAGGGCAGTACTGCACAGTCAAAGAGCCAAGGGAATTTACGGAAAAAATCAAGAAATGGAATAACGAGACGGATGCCAGCGGGAGCGAAATGGGGGCTGACATAGAAAAACTGGTAAACAATGACGCTTACCTGTATGACAGGCTTAAAGCCTTAACGCCAGTCATCATGGAAAAGACGTTAAAGGCGGGCGAGACCACCGTGTCATTCACAGTCCCGGGGTTAAAGGACACAAGCAGGGTCGAGCCGATTTCCCGCCAGTGGGGCATAAGCCCCATATCGGTGTACGATGAGGGCGAGACGGTGACAATGGCCTTTGATGCCCGGGCAGAGGACGTCATT